TTGCCTGAGCAAAGGTAATTTGCCCAACTTGCCCAAAGTTAAACGGTTGTAGAACTTCACGTGGGTCTCCATTGGTTAGAATCATCTTGCCCGGACGTACTTCCGGTTTAGCACCACGTGGTAATCTAGTAGCGTCTACGGCAAACATAGGGTGTATCGTGAGGCTTAGAGCGTCAATCCTAGCGCGTAACTCAGTGTCAAGTGCTTTCTGGGAGTTGTAACCTTTTTCACATACGCCACGACCCCAGAACCTTCCGGGCACTACGTCCCAAGGGAAAGCTACTACAGGTCTGTCCTGCATCATGTAAGGGTTAGCCTCAGCTTTCAACAGAATACCGTTGTTGGCAATTACTACAACTGCTTCTACGTACTTAGACTTAGACTTAGCTTCTTCACTAAGCTCTACTTCTTCTTCGAACTCATCTTTTGTAGCGTTCTCTAGCAGTTCTCGTGGTACTAAGCCGTAGTACTTCGTAAGACGCACTTTGTCGTCACTGTAGACTGTAATGTCTTGGTCAGGCTCTAAGTCAGATTCAGGAGCAGCAGAACCCACGTAAACGTCCTTGTAGACACCCTGTTCCTGCAGAAGTTCTACTTGGTGTAAGCTCACGAACTCGTCAATGGCAACACCCATAGCTTCTTCAATGCTTGTAGCCACAGGGTCAATTAGGAAGTTCTGTGGCATCACAGGCTTAAGTTTAACCTTGACACGCTCTGTAATGTTGACTCCTACTGCTTGCAAGTCTCCACCCATGATAGGCTGAGTTGCTGGAACCATCTCCTTCACTTCCTCAATGACAATCTCACCAATACCCACGCCAAACACTGCAGAATTAATGAGACACTCTGCTACTGCTTTACGGACCTTACAGTCCTCAAAGTCTTCCGTGAGTTTGTTTCTCAGGAACATCACGTCTTGACGCTCTGTGTCACCTAAGTTGTCACTGACGTCGAACCACTTGCCACGTCCAAAGGTAGCTTCCTCTAGTTCCGCTACGTTTGACTCTACTGCTTGCTGCAAAGCTGGTGCAATAATTCTACTACGCTCAGACTTACGGTCACTGTCGGCAGAGTCCCAGATACCCCTCCAGAGCCTGTAGTACTCATCAAAACGTGCTTCATAGTTTGACTCGTAGTGGTCACGCCAGTCTTCACATTTTGTTATTACCCAGTCTTCGATAGATTCTTCTATCATCAGGGGGTCTTGTTCAAATAGTTCACTCATATTTTACTCCGCTGCTTTTGCAGTCTTTAGTAGCCTGATACTACGTCTAAAATTTCATGGTTGTCAATTTCGTAGTCATAGTCATAGGCTACGTTTGCAAGTTGGTCAATGTAAGCTAAAGCGTCAATTAAGTCGTCGTGAGTTAGTGGGTCTGGGAACTGAAAGAGTTGGTCCAAGAACCTAGAGTTCCACTCTCCTCTGTTCAGTGTTACAAAGCCATTCTCAAAGCGCCCCTGTAACGCCCACATCACCCTGTCAGTCTTCTTCTTGTTACCGTGGGTCAACTCCTCGACTCTAAAGAACGTCCCGTGACGCTTCTGTAGGTCCACCAGAGGGGACATTACTGCTTGCTTTGCGATACCTCTTTCGATGCCAACACTAACTGGTCTGTAGTCTCTAACGGCCTGAAAGATTTTGGCTGCTGTCTCGTCAAGGCTCCACCGCCCGTAAATAATATTGTCAACGTACCAACCATTAGGATTAACCTTGACCACTGCAATTGCTGTTTCGTCCAGCTTAGAGTTTTTAGTACGCTTCTTGTTGACTTCTTCAAACCCCGCCAAGTCAACTGCAATGTAGTAGTCTCCGTCGTCAATACCTTCTTCGTCAAACTTTACCCAGTCCTCTTTAAACATTTCTGACCCACGAGCTTCAAATGACGCCATAAACTCTTGACGAAACGCATAGCTTGACATGGACTTTTTAGCAACGTCAATCTCATCAGGGTCAAGTACAGGGTTATCATAGGAAGTAAAGTGCCATGATTTATAAGTATCGTCGTCACCTAGGTCTGCGTATTTGTACAAGTCGTAGAAGTGGTTGCGACCCATAGGTGTCCCTATGAACATCGCACAGCCCTTCTGGTCAGCCAGAGCAGGTCTAAGTATCTGCTCAAATACGTCAGGCTTCATGTCTGCGTACTCGTCCAACACTAGGAACTTCAGTGACACACCACGCATTGTCTCTGGTCTGTCAGCACCCTTGAGGCTAATAGTGGCCCCGTTGACCAACTTAATCTGCAGGTTGTTAATGTGGCTACCTGAGATAACTGGGTTACCTAGCTCTAACAGAGTCTGCCACATGATGTCTCTGGCCTGACCCTGTGTTGGTGCTACGTAGAACACGTGGCCTCTGTCGGCCTGTAGAGCGTTCACAATCAGCATCCATGCAGCTAGTCTGGACTTACCTGTACGTCTACCTGCTGCTATAATCTTGAATCTAGTGTCGTCTGCCCAGACTTCCTGTTGCCACGGAAGTAGCTCTATGTTTAAGTCTGTTGTCACTATTAATTGTGCTGTGTAAAAAACATTAGTACAACCACATCACAGGAGTTGTACCACGTGTGTCCACATGGACGAATGTTTTGGCAATGCCTACGCCCTTGAAGCCCAGCTTTAGAGCCTCAGACACAATGGTATGCCTTTGGGAAGCACTGATTATTTGGATGTCTGCTGCAATGCCTTGGGCATGGGTCCCCGGAACTTCCTTGGATGCTTCAATAGGATGCTCTATGGGGTGTCTGTAACCACTCGTGATGACAAACGGGAACCCACACCCGGCACGTAAACGATCAAGCTTCTGTAGGAACTCTGGTTCCATCTTGTTTTCACCAGTGACTTGGCAGTTGAACTCATCTAAGGTAAAGAACTCAAGATTCATTCACTACTTCTCCTTCAATTATGTCACTGTCAGCACCGCCATAGGCTGCGTCGTTTACGTCTACAGTACCAACACCTGTTATGTTGATCTGTATGGCGTTTCTGCCACCGTCTTTGGTGACTTCTTTTTCAAATGCACCTACTGGTAACATACGGTCCATAATTAACTTCCATGCAGAAGCCTGATTCTTATGGTCGTTGTCCAAAGCTGCATCAAAAATAGTCTCTAGGACCTTTTTAGACTTAGGAGAAGCCAGCATACGAGCTTTGTACTCGTTTATAATAGCAGCGTCACCCTTGGGTCTACCCACTTTACCCTTGTTACCGGGTTTTACAGCGGCTACTTCTGACTTCCGGGGTCTGCCACGACCTCTCTTTTTTAATTCAGTGGTCATAACACAAATTGTCCCTAATTACAACTATAGTATAACATAAGTCTTCACATAAGTCAAGCTATTTATGGCTGTGGACAGGCAGTAGTGGTAATACGAGGCAGAACAAGTAGTTACAGTTGTTAAAACATGGGGTAATATGCCTAATTTTCACCTATTTTGTGTCTAGGTAGCTACTACAATTGTTAACACGAGTCAACCCCCTCCCCCGGGGTCAACATTGGCATGACTTTTGCATAACCTAAAGTTGGCATGAGTCTTGCATGGGCGCAGAGTTGGCATGAGTTTTGCTAGTGTTGCAACATTCGTGCCAGGTCAAGAGTTGGCATGGGTTTTGCATGGGTAGCAACATGTGTGCCATGTCTAAAGTTGGCACGAGTCTTGCATGGGTGCAACTTCTGTGCCACTTTAGTTGTTGGCATGGTTGTTGCATGTTGAAAACTGGGGTTGACAAGTGTGAGGGCTTATGTTGGACCCTCAGAGCGACTAGCACAACACGAGGCACAACACAAGGTACATCACGAGTAATTATAATGGTGCATCACTGTAACAAATAACCACTCGAGGTCCTTGCAATGGTCGGTCAGTCTGTTAGAGTTACTACATCAATTAACTACATAGGAACGACACAAGATGAAACAAGACGCCACAGCAGTAATCACACAGCAATTCATAGACGCAATCGAGGGAGGTATGCTCGAGGGTAAATGGGTCAGACCATGGCAAAACACAGGCGACGGTTTCCCTACTAATGCTCTTACAGGTAGGCCATACAGTGGCACCAATGCCTTCATGCTTTTGATTGCTGGTGGTGGTCAATGGGCTACTTATAAACAATGGCAAGAACTAGGTGCACAAGTACGCAAAGGTGAGAAGTCAACAAAGATCCTCAGGCCTATCATCAAGAAAGATCCAGCGCAGATTAAAGAGGATATGTTGATTGGCTTCAGTGCTGCCAGTGTATTCTCAGCGGCTCAGGTTGACAACTACAGCGCACCATCGATTGAACCTAAAACCTTCGAAGATTCAGCAGAAGCAGAAGCGTTCATAGTAGCCACTGGTGCGACACTCATGCACTCACAAGACGGGTCAAGAGGTGCTTTCTATGTGCCTTCTGCTGACTACATCAACATGCCAGCAAAAGAACTATTCACGAGCGAGCAAGACTACTACAGCACTCTGCTTCATGAATTGAGTCATTGGTCAGGTCATGAGTCGAGACTTGACAGAGACTTGAATACTAGCAGATTTGGCGAAGAGGCCTATGCCTTCGAGGAACTAGTCGCAGAGCTGTCTAGCACGTTCCTATGTGCCCATCTAGGCATACATCAAGGCTATCAGGACAATCATGCAAAGTACCTCAAGAGCTGGCTGAAGGTACTCAAAAGCGACACAAAGGCACTCATGACAGCCGCTAGTCAAGCAGAGAAGGCTTACAAACACCTCCGGCAGTATTCAGAAGAAGAAGTGGTAGCAGTGGCAGAAGTAGCCTAAGATGCCACAGCTCTGCCTTTGTTGACACGGGGGCTTTGCTGTAGTATCTTGAGCAACAACACAGACACAACACAAGGAAAACACAACATGACAAAGACAGACTATAATGGATGGACAAACAGAGAAACATGGGTAATTAATCTTTGGATGGGCGATTATTTCCAACAGGTAGCGAACGACGGTGAGCATTTACTTGCTGACTATATAGAGGAAACGATCTGGGGAATGCTTGAAGAATCAGAAGTGCCCCCAATGTTTCAGGATTTGATAGATTTAGGTGTAGTCAACTGGCAGGAACTAGCGGACCATTACGTAACAGATATGGAGGTAGCGTAACATGGCAAACTGGCACAGTGAAACAATAGAAAGGTTCAAAACACTAGACAGTGATGCATTACTCTATATCAGGCAAGATGCATACAATGCGGCAAAGGCAGGCGACACAATAGACAATCCAAAAGCTGGGCAATACTGGGATGAGTTTCACTATGCCGCACAAGAATTGAGACGGCGCAAGGTTACCGCAGTATCATCTTAGAAGGAGACAATAGCATGAACGAATTGATAAAAGAGTATTTAGCACTGGT